TGTGCCCTTATTTCTCGGTTTGTCACGTCGTAACGCAGCACTACCCGGTCTATGCGGTTTAACACGCCATCTGCCGGTTCAATATGTATGATCAGATCATCGGTATTAGTGTAAAAATAACCGTTTATCCATCCCTGCCCCGGCCGGACGGTTATAGTCATATCGTTGTTAGCCACCACTTGGCAGCCTGTTGACGGGTTCGGAAATATGCCGTTCCCGATGAAACTCGCAAAATATTTAGCAAAAAACTCAGCTTTATATTTTCGGTCGCCATCCACAGAGTTAAAAAAGCCGCTATGCTCCATCTACCTCACCGCCTGTCTAATTTTATCTACTAGTGTCGGTACACTATTCCCAAACATACAGTACACTTCTTGCTTTCCAAACTCGTAAACTTCCTCTATTTCCGTTATCCTAGTATTCACTGTTACGCCCCAGTTTTTGTTTGTCACAGTCACGACATCACCTAAATCAAAATCACGCTTGTATCGTAAATTACCCCGAACATTGATTTTACTATCGAAGGTCTGCAATTCAGAACACTCGGCCAACTTTGTTTCACCACGCTTAACAAGCATCTCTTGGTATTGTTCGGGAGGTATCGGTATTTCTTCGCCGTCAACATGCTCGCTACTTTGCAAATCACGGGCATCCACATACAATTCATAACGATCTAGGCCTGCACCACCCCCCACCGTTACCAGTTGCCGGTCCTGGCCTTCGCCTTCTCCGGCTACAAGTGCAATGTTGCGGTAGTTGTTAATGCCGTCAATGTATTCCTGCTCAAAAACATTATCAAATTCATTACTAAAAATCACAGGGGGATTTTCGCCCTGTTCAGCAATGCGGTTTACCCCCTGATAAACGTCAAACAATAATCGTCTGCTTGCGAAATTAGGTATCACTCGATACCCCAAACCGCTGAGGTTTGAGAGGTTCTCTAACTCCTCTAGCAAGTTTTTATAGCTAACCTGATAAAAAACAACAGGTAAATCGAGCGGTACGGCTTCCCAATACGGATAATACATAGACAGATAGTAATACTCATCAGAAAAACCTTTTAATGGCGCCAGCTCCAGTAAGGGTATTTTTCTATCGGGATCAACCGTAATTGCATTATTTTCTACCAGTCCCCGCATCCCCAGTTCCGCTGTGGTGTTCAGGTTTTCTGTACCCCAAATAATCCGCCGCCCCAGGTAGCCGGTTAGGAAATTGCCTTTTACGGTTAATATTTCTTGTCCTCTTTCATCTTGTTTTAAATTCCTGCAACTAATATAACCCGCTTCCCTATCCCCGGGCTTCCAAACAATATTCCCCCGTTGTAATAGTGATAGGTTTTCAGCGGTAAGAGCACAGTGTAGCTCAAATTCCCCTGTCTTGTGATATCGCCGTGTCCAGCGAAGGCTAAAGTATTTATCTGTCAGCCCTTGAAAATTCAACTCCTCATCGAAGATGTAAAGCTCCATTAGCTACACCCCCACATACTGCGGATTATAGTAGATATCAATCTCCAGATTATCTAAGCCTTCGCCTGCGTCGTAACGAAACAAATTGTCGCCCGGCTGTAACTGCAAGAATGTACTTCCTAAATCTAGCCAATTGAAAGCATTTGAAATTACCCCATTCAGGTTAGCTTCTACTCTTTTGTTTCCAAAGTGAGTAGTTACCGTCAATATCTCACCAGCGGTCAAGGTTTTGTTTACCTTTAAGAACTCACGTGTATTCATATTAAACAGGCTCGGATTTTCCACTGTGCCCAGCGCCTTGAAACGGATCTCCATCCCACAGGCAACATCCCCGGGGTTGTAGCTGTTTACAATTAAACTAGGCTCTCTATATCCCATTTCAATGCCTTCAGATACAATTTCGAGAGGAAATTCAAAAGCACCCCGCCAGCTGGCCACTTCTGCTTTTTTCGTTTTTGCGTCACGCCAGTAGGGATTCGGACACTTGAGCGTAACCAATGCTTTCTGAAAGTGTCTGCCCCGGTTCCCCTGTCCATCAGGGAAAAAAGGCACGGATTCGGCCACTGCCTTGAGAATATGCTCGCCGTCTGCGGAAATACGCCGCAGCGTTCCCTCTCCTAACTTAGGATTACATACCGATAGAAGCTTCCTTCTATGCGCTGCAAGTTCTATTTCATCCCCCGCTGTAATTTTTAACTCTATTTCAGGGTATCGCTCTTCAAGCACCGTATTAATCAGCGTAGACCCGTCCTGGTAGGACGCTTTTTGCGTCTGATTGACAGCAGCCACATCACCCAGGCCATCGAACCGGATGAGCCGATATGGAGGACCGAACATTTCGATTGATTCATTTTTTGAGTTTGTGAACACCAATTTAAACATATTAAAACCCCCACTCCATAGCTAGTCGCTGCTGCTGCTGTCTATTCTTTCTTGCCACCTCGCTAGGCGTTGAAACATCTTTAGTGAAGTAGTTTTGAATTGTCGGGCTATACAGCTTTTTATTGTTGTTCGTAATTGTACTTATGCTCTGACTGCCAAATCCCGCACCTGCATACCTCATTTTAGATGCTCCCAGAGCAACCTCAGGTGTAGCCATCTTCATCATGCCGCTAGATAACTTACTCAGTTCTTCATACACCAGCTTGGCGTTATCCCCGATGCCTAGAGCAAGTCCTGCCGGTATCATTTTCCCAATATCGTCACGCATAACCCTAGAGGGGGAACTAACTTTCAGAGCTTTGCGCATCTCTGCGGCTACGCTATTTGCTATACTACGTGCTGTTGCCATGACTTGCCCCCGCCTAGCCCTGAGCCCTGCATCAAGCCCCTGCATAGCGTTTTGACCCATAGCGTTAAATTCACTGTTTAAGCTTTTGAAAGGAGCTTTCAAATCAGCTGACAGTTTTTTCATTGCGTCAACCTGATCTTTGCTCCCGCTTTTCAGTTTATCAAGCGTATTTTTCATAGCCTTTTCAGCAATCTTAGGCAACTTATTGAGACTTGTTTCTACCTGTCTAATCTCTCTGTCATAACTGCGGGAAAGTCCTTGCATAGCGCTGACCTGATTGGAAGAACCGCTTTTCAACCTACTCGTAGTATCACTCATAGCCTTTTGTGTTACTACAGGTAGCCGTGACAGTGATTTATCTAGGTTGCTGACAGCGTTGTCATATTGTCTGGTGATATTGCTAAAACTACTCCTAGAATTGGATTCCACATCCTGGAACATCTTCTGAACGGCTTGAACCACCCTAGACGACCCCTGGTCAATACCTAAAGCCAATCCGTCTGTAAGATCCCCCCCAATTTCCCTAAAAACCTTGGACGGACTCTGCGTCTTAAAAGAATCTTTGGCTGCCTTGGTTGTCTTGTCGGCCATACCTTTTGATGCTTTTTCCGCTTCAGGTGTCCCCTTCTCAATACCTTCAGCGGTTCCCTTAGGGATGGATTCCCCGATTGTGGGGAAGTTCGCTGATTCTATTTCTTCCTTCAGGGATTGTTCTGCCCCTGAAACTAGGTGCCCCACCGCCTCCATTACGCCTGATTCTTCGATACCCAGGGACTTCGCCAGAGCTTTTGTAGCCACGTCCCCGCCATTAGCAAAGACTTCACTGAGGTGTGCCAGCTCTGCATCAGATGCGTTTACAAGTGCATTGACATGCCCCGCAGATTCCGGGCCGGCCGCTCTCAAAGTCTCAAGCAGACCCTCATCTACACCTCGTTCTGCAAGCGTAGCGATACCTTCTGCCCACTCACCTATGATGCGCTGGTTCTCCTCTAGGTTTTTGGTCATCTCCGAAACGGACAACTCGGCCTTGTCCGAAAGGGTGTCAAACATATCAGTAGCAGCATCTTTATAGTCTTCCCAGGTGGACTTCATGCTTTCTACTGTCTCTTGTTGTGATTCAGATAGGTCCTCAAAGGCAATCATTTGGGCAGATATACCTTTTTCGGTGGCCTCAGTGATAGCTTCCATTGAGGCAGTCATTTGCTCTTCGGTTTCCTTCTGCTGCTCGGCCAGCTGGGCATTTGTTTCGGTCAGGGCTTTTTCCTGCTCGTTCAGCTCGCCCATGGCTTTTTTGTGTTCCCCAGCCTTGACAGTGCCTTCTTCTAGCTTCAGGTTCCACTCTTCCCTGAGTTTGTTTATCTCCGCTAGCTGTTGCTCAACTTCGTTTTGCTCCTTCGATATTTCCACCTGGCGCTCAAGGGCAGCGTTATAGGATGCTTGTTCCTCCATCAGCCCGATTCTTGCTTTCATTTCCTCGGACGACATGCTGAGGGCATTGGCTTCCTCGTTGTAGGACAAGTTAAGTCCGCTCACAGACTCATTGAGCTGGTTGATGTAATCCCTGAGCATCTGCTTTTCAGCAGCAGACTTGTTTTCTTTTACCGCCAACTCTTCAACCTTTTCAGCTAAGTCCTGATTTGCCTGTGCTGTGGCCTTTATGCTCCTCTGGTTCTCGGTATGGGCATCTGATGTGCTTTTTATGCTGTCATTCAGTGCATCGGTTGACGTCTTTAACTTTTCTGTTTCAGCGTTCAGCTTTTTGGATTCTTCCGTTGATTTTTTGAACCACTTTACTATTGC